TTCTACAACGACTCAATGCTGGTGTTCACCGATGGGGCACTGGCCGGACAGGTCCGTTCGATTGTAGACTATGTGGGAGCCACAAAGACTATCGTGCTAGAGGAACCTCTGACATCGGCTCCAGTCAACGGAGTGGCGTTTACTATCGTGTCGCTGCATATCCATCCGGTGAGTCAGATTCAGAGTGGGCTGGCAAGTCAATCATCAGTAGATACACTAGCGACTTATGTAGATACTGAAGTTGCTGCTATCAAAACGAAAACTGATAACTTACCTACTGATCCTGCGGACCAGTCGTTAATTATCGACGCAACAAATGCAGTAATGTCACGACTTGGTTCTCCTGCAGGAGCATCTGTGTCAGCAGATGTTGCAGCAGTAAAGAGCGATACAGGAACGTTAGTTTCTCGCCTTACTGCAAATGCTGCAACAGCAATTCAGAATCTTTGGCATATGATTACTGGTACGGGAGCATCTTCTAAATACACGGTTGCTGCACTAGAGAACGCCTCTACTGGCGGAGGTGGTAGTGCAACATTAGAAAAGCAGGAAGAGATACTAACTGCTATCGGAGAGATATCTACTGCTCAGTTAGCTGCTATAACCGTAGAGCCAGGAGTTATCGGTAACTTCCCTGATACTTTAACAATTGGGGATAGTTACGATACTGATACTGGATGGATTAAAGTTCTCATAACTGATGAAGCAGGCGATCCAATTACCGGATTAGGGGACTTGCTTTTCTCTGAAGCTGATGTATCATTCACTGCATTCAGACCTAATGACTCAGCAAGAGTTTATGGGGTCTGTGAATTTGTAGATGCTGGTAGTGAGACATACGTCAAGCTGACCTTAACATCTGAAGAAACCACAAAAGGACTACCTGAATACACTTATGAGGGACGATTAAAATTTGTATGGGATTCAACTAGTGCGAGTTCTGATCTAGTTGACTCTAGGCAAAAAACCTACAAGACAACACCATTCAAGTTTATCGCTAATCCGTAGCAGTAACCATGATCCAAGCAACCCCCAATGCAAGATCATACTCTAAGTTTTTCAAAGGTGGTAAAAGCGTACAAGAGATACCACTACCTATAAGAGAAAAGAATAAGGTAGTGGGTTATAAATGGGTTAAGACTAATCTGGTAGATCTACTAAGTAGCTTACCAGATTACTCACCATTCACTAACGCTGATGATTACTACTTTGATATCAAAGAGTTTGAGAAGTTAACACACTTTGTCATTAATGAATGTGTATACCCTGAAGGCACATTAGCAGGACTACCATTCATACCTGAACGATGGCAATGGGCTGTATTCTACAACATGTTCTGTTGGAAGAGTAAAGCTGATGATACTAGAAGATACCGAGAAGTATTTATTCTAGTACCACGTAAGAATGGTAAGACTTCTGCATTCGGTGTTATTCCTTCTCTATATATGGTATTCTGTGATAAAGAACAACGTAGCCAAAACTTCTGTTGTGCAGCAGACTTAGAACAAGCTAGTGTTAACTTTAGACACTTAGAGTACAACATAGCTAAGAATCAAAATCTGACAACAAGGCTAATCAACCATCGTGTTAAGAAGCATGAGAAGTTCTTTGAGACTAAGACAGGTAACACATTCAAAGTACTGTCATCAATTGCTGATACTAAGCACGGTCTATCACCTAACTTTGTATACATTGACGAAGTACATGCACATAAGGACAGCGAACTTATCGATGTAATGGTTACTGGTACTGCAGCAAGACCAGAACCTATGATTGTGTACACAACTACGTCAGACTACGACAGACCATCTGTATGTAACGAACTGCATAACAGGGCTAAGAAGATAGCTAAAGGCGAGTTAATTGCCAACACATTCTTACCTGTCATTTATGAAGCCGAACTAACAGATGACTACAAGAGTGAAGAAGTGTGGCGTAAAGCTAACCCTAATTTCGGTATCAGCATCTACCCTCAGTATTTCCGTGACCAGATAGACCTGTGCGAATCGTCTCCTGCTAAGCTGAATAGATTCCTTAGACTACACCTTAATATCCGTACTAAGACCGAAACAGTATGGATTCCATCGTGGGTATGGGCTAATGGTTCTCCTAAAGCAGATAAACTACTGACAGTAGATGAAGTAAAACAGAAACTGTCAGACTTCAGTTCGTGGCATTCAATTGCCAGAACACCAGAGTTTAGACGAAGTATTGTAGACCCATACATCAAGGAATGTTTGTCATGGTACACTTGGTACTTTGATAAACTAGAAAAACTAAGATACTCTCCATGTTGGGGTGGGTATGATAACTCTTCAGCAAATGATATAGCAGCATTCACGTTATTCTTTCCTGAAGAATGTTGTGTAATACCTTGGTTTTGGGTTCCAGCAGAGTCTATCGATAGGCGTGCAAGAGAAGAACAGATTCCTTACGATAGATGGTACAAAGCCGGTATTATCAACAACACCCCTCTAGCTAGAATATCAGAAATTGATATCTCTAATACTCTAGTTGGTCCTGACGGTAATGGTGGTATCACAACTTATTTCAACAACATTCAGAATGTAGCATTTGACCAATGGGGGATGAACTACATATACGAAATCATGAGCAACTACGGTGTTAAAGCATCGTCATACGGTCAAGGATTTCGTGCTATGAATGAACCTTGTCGTAAGTTAGAAACTATGATCACTAACGGAGAGTTCTTTCATGGCGATAACCCTGTAATGAACTGGATGATCAACAATGCTATGGCTGTATCAAACAATCTCAATCAAATGAGAGTTGATAAAGCTAAGTGTAGTGATAAAGTAGACGGAATTGTGTCTCTACTAATGGGTATTGGTGGGTACATCTACTCAGATAACAATACCATTAACTCTATACCGGGATTGGGCGTATAATGGCATGGTTCAACTTCGGAAAGAAGAAACCTAATACTGATAATACTGAATCCATGATTAACGCACTAGAGCGTATAGTCACTAATGCTGCTACCTCAGCATTAACTGGTATGGACTTATTCAAGTTCATGCGTAGGGAAAAGAACTACAACACTATTGAACGTGGTCTACAACTTAGTGCTGTGTTCTGTGCCCTCAATTTGTATTCTTCTTCAGTAGCTACCTTGCCAAGAAATGTAATGGCAGTAGATACAGTTACTGGAGAAGCTACTAATAAAGTCACATCTGTAGAAGGTAAACATCCTGCTATTCGTATCTTCTTGGCTTATGCTAATCGTGGCCTAAGTTCGGACGATATGATGACAATGATCAGCAACGATTTGTTGGTTGATGGTAACTTCTACGCCCTCAGAGAATCGGACAGTCAGGGCAGAACATTTAACATCCACTACATCCATCCTAGTAGAATCCCTAAAGGTAACATATATTACGCTACTGGTAAAGAAAAACTCGATAACGGCAGAGTAATAGGAGAAGGGGAGTTAGTCTACCGTATCGAAACAGGTACTAGTACGGCAACAAATAAACCAAAAGCCATACTAGTAACTAGAGACGAAATAGTACACCTGAAGAGTGCTATATTTGATGCTGAGTATAATCGTGGTGTAGGTATTATCGAGAACGCACAGCGATCATTCTCATTTGCAGAAAATACCGAGATCTACGGTAGCAAGTTCTACGAGAAAGGAACTAATAGCCAAACATTCCTATCTACGGAACAAACTCTAGGCAGTGGAGTTATTAAAGAACTAGAAGGCTTCTTTGCTAAGAACCCTAATGCCCCTCTAGAAGAAGCATTTAAGACTAGAATTATTGACCGTGGTCTAAAGCCTATCAATGTTACTATTCCTCTAGGTCAATTACAGTTCATTGAAACTAAAGCATTTGCTGTAGAAGATATTGCTAGATGGTTTGCTATCCCTCCTGAACTGCTGCACTCTAGGATGGGCACTGGTTCTAGTGGTATGGATATGGCTGAACTAGTCAACAATTACATCCAATGGGGTATTGGCCCATTCATTACCCGTATCGGTAATCAACTACGTGATGAACTGTTGCCAATTAGTTCCAGACTATCGTACAGTTTCGAGTTTGAGCGTATCTATCTGTACCGTACTGTCATCAATGAATTCTCACAAGCTATTAGAAACTTGTTTGAAATTGGTGTACTGAACAGAATGCAGATTGGTAAACTGATCGGTATTCATGTTGATCCTAAAGATAAACAAAACCGACAACTGTACGTACCTACTAACTTAATGACTGTTCAACACGGTATGGCTCTTGAACAGAAAGCAGAGACCGCTAATGAGTTGATTGCTGAACAAGTCAAGAAGGCCAAACTAGATAATGAGAACTACACATCCCCAAAGGATATGGCTACTCTCAAGTCTCAGCAAAGTCCTACGGCAAGCCCCGATTCTAAGTTGATGAAGGATGATTTAGATGAATCGCCTGATCAACAGAATGAGGATAAGAAGATCAGAACTGCTAAGAACGCTTTCAATGCAGTAGTGTTAGGTCTTGAAGACTACCGTGTTAAAGTACTGACTCAGAAGTCTGAAAAGTACAAAGACATAGAACTACTTGCTAATGTAATGCAGTGGGAGAAAGAAAAGTTCTATCCACTAGTACAGACAAACATGGTTAACTGGTCCGACATACTTTCTGAAATGTCATCTTTCAATTCAATTGAAGATATCAACTGTGATACTTGGTTAACTTTAGTGTCTGAATGTAAAGGAGAGAAACTTGAGACTAGTACTTAATCAGCACGTTCCTGAACTGTCAGGCACTGGTAAACGTCTTTGTACTGTAATGAATGTCGTAGACAATACCGTTTACATTTACGACTATATTCAAACTTACAGCAATTCGTACTACGAAGAAGATAAACCTGCTGAAGACAACGTAACCTCAGAACAGTTTCTGTCAACTATCCGAAATATGTCTGGTGATCTAACTGTTAGAATTAACAGTAAAGGTGGAGAAGTTGGTTACGGACTATCAATCTACCAAGTGCTGCGTGAGTATAAAGATAAAGTAACCACTATTGTAGACGGTTACGCATACTCTTGTGCAAGCTGGATTCTACTGGCAGGTGAAGATCGTCAGATTATGCCAGGTGGAGTTGTAATGACTCATAACCCCGGCATGTACACTTACCACGACTCAGAAGAGTCATTTGCTTCTGCACTAAACCAGTGGAAAGTAAACAGAGACTCAGTAGCAGTTATCACAGCAGAACGTACAGGTCAGAAGATAGATGACGTTTATGATATGATGACTAAGCAGACATTCTTAAACGCTAAGGATGCTGTAGCCAAAGGATTCTGTAACTCCATTAGAGACGGCAAGGCTTCTATTCCTACTGGAGTTAGTAATTTCCTTCCCTCAGCAATTCGTGAAGCAGTGCCTGAAGTCGTTAATAGTGTCGAAGACTACTCTGATCTAATGCAGCGTACTCTTCATAGTATGTCAAAAGCTAGGGCTAAATGGCCTAACTAAACTGTTGACAGACTCCTAGTTTTGGTTTACAATTCGTCCACTGTGTATAAAAGCAAAGCATAATAAAACACATATCCTAATTCTGTCTCATTTCAATAAGGTGAAAATAATGGTTAAGTCCTTGGATCTTGAAAAGATGAAACCTGAAGAACTTCGTGAGAAGCGAGAAAGCCTCACATCTATTATGAACTCGTACTCAACACGAGTTGATAATAAAGAAGTACTGACAGTAGAAGACCGTGACAAGTGGAACAAGACTATCGTTGAGTTTGATGAAGTAAACAACTTCTATCAGACTACTGATAAGGGACTGCAGGATCGATCTTCACAGGCTACTATTGGTACTAACTTGACTGAAGTATCTAACTCATTGCGTAACTTGAGTGGATCTATTACAGTTAAGCCTAACTGTGAGAATGACCCTCGTTTCGGTTTCAAGACTGACAACGAGTTTCTTCGTGAGTGTATGAACGCTACACGTAATCCAGACAAAGCTGATAAGCGTATTGTCTCGGTTATCAATGCTGTAGGTTCAGACGAGTATAGCCGTGGTAACTGGCAGTCTGCTGGTATCTTGATTCCAGAGACTATGATTGATAGAATCCTATCAATGACACCAGAAGAGGACTTTATCACACCTCGCTGTACACGAATTCCTATGCAGACTAGTTCTGTTAAGATTCCAGCACGAGTTGATAAAAACCATACAACTTCAGTTACTGGTGGTACGCGAGTATACCGTACTAAAGAAACTGCTACCGTTGATCGAACTAAAGATACGTTCGAGATGGTTGGTATGGAAGCAAACGAAATTGTTGGTGAAGCCGCAGCTACTAGGCAGTTAATGCGTGAATCTCCTATCAGTATTCCAGCACTCATTGAAGCATCGATGAAGGCTGCTAATGTTGATAAGCGAATTGACGAACTGCTGTTGGGTAGCGGTAATGGTATGCCTCTTGGTGTACTGAATGCCGCTAACTTGGCACTGTTGAAAGTAGACCGAGTAACTAACCAGAGCGACAGTACTATCGTTTCCGGTATGGACGTACTCAACATTGCTAAGCGAGTATACGGTTACGATAAGGCAATCTGGATTGCTAACCATGACTTGTTTACTGTGCTAAGCACATTGGTAATCGAGTCACCTAATGCTGCTGGTATCATTAAACTGTTCTCTCCAGTAGAGGGCGGCAATGGTATTATGGCAACACTGTGGGGACGGCCTATCTACTTCACTGAGTATGCTCCTGGGATTGGTTCAAGCACTGGCTCCGATATCTCTCATTGGGATGATAGCTTCCTGTCTTGTATCAACTTCTCAGAAATGATCTACGGCGAACTGTATACTGAGTTCAATCGTAGTGTGCATGTTCGATTCAGCGAACGTGAAGAAGTGTTCCAGTTCGTTACTGCTAATGATC